ATGGAGACAAATGAAAAAAATATAGTTATGAAAAATAATATAATTATAAAGGCTAAATATAATATATCTACATTAGAGAATCGAATATTTCTAATGCTTTTATATAAGTTACAAAAGAATAATGATGATATAATTAAATGTGAAATATCGCATGAGGAATTTAAGACTATAATAAAGAAAAAGCAGACTAGTTCTGTAGACTCCATTTCAGATTTATTGGTTAATTTAAGAAAACAAAGTATTTATTTTAAAGATGAAGAAGGGTGGGGTGAGTACGGTTTTATTAATGGTTTTAAATATATAAAATCAAGAAAAACTTTTAAGATTGAAGCATCTAAAGAAATACATACATATATAAGAAGATACTTAGAAACAGGATACACACCTATTAATTTAGCTATATTTTTTGGATTGATAAACTCAAATGCTCAAAGATTTTATGACTTATTAAGACTTTGGAGTGGAACAAAATCTATTATAAATTATAGGATAGATGAACTTAAAGAGCTTTTAATGATTGAAAATAAGTATGATAGATATAATGATTTTAAGAGAAGAGTTATACTTCCAGCGATAAAAGAGCTTAATGATACGGGATATTTTGAAATAGATATTAAAGAAAATAAAGTTGGTAGAAAAGTGGATTCTATTGACTTTATAGTTAAAGATTTGGATAAGAGAAAGTATTTTACTAAGGACAGTATTGTTAATGAAGTTGCTAAAGTAAGTGAACTACAAGATTGTGCAGTTACTCTAGATGAAGATAAGAATCTAGATGTAAAATGTGAGACAAATAAAACAGTTAATGTTGATACAGAGATTTTTGTTCCTGATGAAACTGTATTTGCTAAGGGAGCCTTAAGAAGTTTTAAAAAGGATTTTAAACACATTGATTTTAAAAATGAATACATGGAAAGAGCTTTTGATGATGCAGTTATGATAACTCTTGATAGAGATGATGTTGAGACTATTAAGGCTACTTCATATAAGTTTTTTAAATCAACTCTAGATAATAAAATTGAGGAGTATAAATTAGAAGAACAAAAAGATCAAAAATACAAAAAAGAACTAGAAAAGTATTGGTAGAAATAAATAAAAAAGGCCTGTATAAGCTAATATACAGGCCTTTTTTATATTAATCTGAGATTTTTTCTTCTGATTATATCTTTTTAAATTTTATGAGTTTGTACTTTTTTATCCATCTAATCCTCTTAAAACTCTATAATTAAATTATATATAGAATATTGTGGGGATAAGGAGAAAGGGGATTTTATGAAAAAAATTAAATGAACTATTAAAATGTTATAATCTAGAAGTTAAGTTTACAAGACTTACAAATAAGTATCTTTCACTTAGTGAAAGGTCCAAGTTAGCAAATGATTTTAATTCAGATTATTTTTTATCGATTCATGTTAATTCAGCTAAAGACAAGAGTGTTAGAGGAATTGAGGTTTGGCAGTACTCAAAGATAGATGAAAAATTAAATAGATTTTCAATTGGTTTATGTGAAGATATTTCAAAAATTTTTAATGTTAGAAATAGGGGGATTAAACTAAGCAAGGATCTTTCAGTTTTAAAGAACACTAAGATGCCAGCATGTTTGGTTGAGGTTGATTTTATATCTAATATATCTGCAGAAAATGATTTAAAAGTTGAAAATAATATTAAGGCTGTAGCCTCTGTAATAAGAGATAACTTGCTAGAGTTATTTGAACTTAAAAAAGTTGATTCAGATAGACTTTATAAAGTTTGTATAGGTGTTTATAAAGAAAAGAAAAATGCTATAAATCAAATGGGAATAGCTAAATCGAAGGGATTTTTAGATACATATATTATTTAAAATTTATAGATTCGGATTTTTGAATATAAAAAATATTAATATATTGATGAAAGCAAATAATAGATATTAAATATATTTAAAAAAACTATTATATTGAGAAAATTGCAAAGTAAAAATGGAGGACAGTTGTCCTCCATTTTTACTTTGCATAGTTATGTGGTTGATTAGAATAATTATATATACAAGAAACTTTTATAGATAAATTAAAATAAATTATATAAATATTAAAAAACTTAAGTTTGAACAAAAAAAGTTTTCCCATAGGTAACTATGGATTAATATTAAGCTTTGAAAATAATGACGTTAGGATATTTTATATGACTACATATTTAGGAAAATAAGTTTTAAAAAATTGAGCTAAGTTAGTAAAATCAAATGCTTAATACAATATAAATTAAAAATAAAATTGTTATATAAATTAAAAAAAATCAACTTATAAATTATTTTATGATTTATAAGTTGATTCTTTTTTATTTTTTTCTATTACCCTTATTTTTATTTCTCTTATCGTATTCCTTAGCCTTCTTAACTACATCAAAATCTTTAGGTAAATTATCTTTAGTAGTCTTAATAGTAGTCTCTAGAATATTCATAATAGTTTTATTAACCGTAGTGTTTTTAGTTTGGGATATAGCTTTTAAAAGATTTAAGTCTTCCTCTTTAAAGTAAACAGATATAGCTGTTTTTTTGATAGATTTCTCTTCTTTCATATCAAGTAAATTTAATCCTGCAGGTATTATTATATCTTGTTCAAATTTATTTTTAACTTCATTATCAACCTTACTTTTATAGCTTTTTTTAGTTATCTTTATATCATTTGCATCATCCATAAACTTTTCTAAACCCATTTATAACACATCCCTTCCTAATAATTCGTTTATAAAGTTATTAAACTCATCTCTAATTTTATGTGCTTTTTTCATTTTCTTTAAATAATCATCTATGTCCATTTTATTTAAAATAGCATTTTTTACTATTGTAGTATCACTTATTTTAGTTTCTAATAAATCTTCTTTTATATTGGTGAAAGAATCTAAATACTCATTAAATATATTTCCAGATGATAAATTTCTACTTGTATATGAATTTATAACAACAGCTCTTTTAGCCTCATTTTTCATTTCCATTTCTTCAAGATCTTGATTAAACTTTTGATAGAATAATTCACACCCTCTAATACTTGCGATATCTTGGTATTCAAGAGGCGTAATTATTGAGTCTGATATTAGCATAAAGTTTCTAGCAATAAGATCATATGATGGTGATAAATCTATAAATATGTAATCATATTTTTTTAGTTCGTCAATATTACCTTTAAACCATCTCCAAACGGCTTTTTCACGATTAGTCTTAGTTGTTAAAAACTCAGATAAAACAGATAAACTTAAATCACTAGGTATTAAATCCATATTAGGGTACTCTACCATTGGAGAGGAAATTATAACTTCACTAGCACTAGAATTGTCAGTAAGAGCCTCAAACATTGTTTTATCATTATGTATGATTTTATACATAAATTGAGTTAAATTTGCTTGAGTATCAGCGTCTATAATTAATATTTTATGTCCTTGTTTACTTAATTTTATTGCTGTTAAAATAGTTAAAGTAGTTTTTCCTACTCCACCTTTAACATTGAAAAAACTTACTATTTTCAATATATTCACATCCTTATGTTATAATTTATGATATAAATTATAACATAAATCTTAATTAAAATTAAAGAATGATTTATAAAATAAATTAAATTAAAAATTATTATATAAATCTTTTATTAAATTATATTATGATTTAATAAAAGATTTATTTTTAGATTTATTATTTCTATACTCTTTTAGTAATTTATAATATGTAGTCTTTTTTAATCCTAATATTTCCATAGCCTTAACACTACTTATAGTTTTATTCTCAACTAAATCAATAACTCCTTCCCATTCCTTAGGATATTCTATCTTAGATCTTCCGAATTTAATACCTTTTTCTAGTGCTATTTTGATTCCTTCTCGTTGTCTCTTTTCTCTTTTTTCAATTTCATCCTGAGCCATCATAGTATATAACTCAATAATTATATTATTTATAGTCTCTAACATTAAATTATCATTTGTCTCCAACTGAGTGGTTGGAAGATTTAAAGCTACTAGTCTAATTTGATTATCTTTGAAGTATTGTATTTCTTTTAGAGTTAGTTTTTTGTTACGTCCTAATCTATCAAATTCATGTACAACCAATATGTCTCCAGGTCTAATTGCATCTTTTAATTTTGTATATTCTGGTCTATTAAAATTTTTACCAGTTGATTTGTCACAGTAAATTTTTTCACATCCATAGTTTTTTAAACTTTCTATTTGCCTATCTAAATTTTGTTCATTTGTTGAAACTCTACAATATCCTATTAACATAATTTTCTACCTTTCCGTTTGTTGTATTTAATTATAGCGTCCAAACGTTCGTTTAACTATAGAGTTATTTCCGAACTATAAAATTAATTTTACCATAGAATTATTAATTGATTTTACTTATTTTCATAAATTTTATATATAGTTCGTTAAATACTACTTTTATGAACTATATTTTCCGTTATATTATAAATAGGAACTTTAATAGTATTTTAAAATTACTAAAATATGGATGTACTAGTCTTAATTTCGAATGGTGTGGTTATTCAAATAGCGATGTAAAATCAATATTTGAAGATTTAGGAGTAAAAGAAAGAAAAGCTGAAATTAAAACTAATGGTAAAAGTTGTTCTGTCTGGACCGATGGAAAAGGAGAAGTTTATAGTAATGAGCAAGTTGATGGATACAAAAAAATTCTAAATCAAACTAATTGGCTTAAACTTGGTTGTCATGAAGGCTCTACATTTAAAATAAGTGGAAAAGAATATCAAGTAGATTCAACAGGAGATTTAAATATTCCTGAAAATGTTTTAACTACTTATAGTTTAACTGAATATCCAGAGGAAGTTTTACCAGCATGGAATTATAAACATGAAGGTGAGAATAGTTAGAAAATTAACACCCTTAGAATCTAAATAATTAGATTTTAAGGGTGTTTTTATTATATATCTTTAAATAGTTTTTACATAATAGTTTAAAGTTAATATAGATTATTTTTATTATTTATAACTCTACTGATTGTGGCCTTGATTCAATTAGTTTCTTTATATAAGAAACCAATTATAAATCAGTGTTTTCATTTCTTTTTAATTCTAACATCTCTTACATCGTTAATTCCAAAGAACACTTTATAGAACAAGTCAATTTAAATTAAAAAATTAATTTTTACCTAACTTTTTATACATAATAGTATTTGACCATCCATCTTCCTCCTAATTTTTATATAATATCTCAAACTAATTATTTATGTAAAATTTATTTATTTCATCATGTTATTAGTTTTAGTTTTTAGAGCTATTCAAAATAATGAAATGTTTAATATACAAGATAATAAAGTACCTATAAAGGTAAAATTTGACAAAAAAGGGTAACATATAAAAATATCTATTTACTTAGCTAGTAGGCTAAGGAGGTAGTTTTATATGTACAATGAGTTCAATGATAGTGTAGAAACAAAATTAAAGAAGTTAAAAAGATATAAAAAATATTGCTTTGAGTGGGAAATGGAATACTGTGATTTATACGATTTGATACATCATAGGGTAGTTGGATTTTGTAAAAAAAATGCTAAAAAAATACAAGATGAACAAAATCTAAGGGTCGATATAGATGAGTATTGCTCAATAGCATTAACAGATGTATTACTAAAACTAGTAGAAGATTTTGACCCAGACACAGATAGTGGGTTTATGAATTTATATTATTATAGGATAAAAAAAGCATTTATTAATTTATATAAGAAAGCGCTAACAAATAAACAGAAAGCGCTAACAACAAGTATAGAATGGCAGACTTTTCATAGTGATAAGTATTGTACTTGTATAGATAAAGAAGAAAGCAACCTTTACCTAATTATAGAAGAATATATTAAGATCAATCCAAAAGCCAAACTAATATATGCATATGAGTTAGAAAATAGAGAGGAAAGAACAAAAACAATTTTACAATTCTTAAATAAAAATAATTATGGCAATTCAGAAAGACAATGCGTTAATAGAATAAAAAAAGGGCTGAAGAATTATATTAAAAGAAAAAATATAGCAATATAATTCAAAAATAAATTTATTTTATTTAGTAACGTTTTAAAAATAATGGTGACTGATATATTGAAAGAGAAATTTAATAGAAAGGTTTATCTAAAATATATTTGGAGCAAATATGGAAAATAAAATTACTTATACAGAAAAACATGTATTTAATACTTTTAAGTATTTACCATCAATAAGAGAACAGGTTTTTTATACATCTAATTTTTCATTAATTGATACCTTAATAGATATGGAAATTTTATTAGAAAAATCTAAATTAACACCATATCAATATGACATATTTTTACTTTACTATATCGAAGGATATACATTACAAGAAATTGCTAATATGTATGGTCACTACAACCATAATACACCAAGAGATACTATTAAAAGGATAAAAAAGAAAATCAGTAAAGTTTTAGATAGTTGGGGTGATGTATAATGTATGAAACATTTAATGATGTTAACCACAAGTATTTAAAAGAAATAGAAATACTTGTTAAAAAAAAGATATCTATTAATTCTAAAAAACTAAATATCATTAAAATTGCAGAAGAATATTTTAATGATACAAATGAGTGGATGCCATATGATTTAATATTACCATTAACTGACTGGTTTTTAGAAGAAATACTAAAATCAAAAGATGTAGACAAGTCATCTAAAAGCGAGTATCCGATATTGTCATATCATCAGATAAAAAGAAGAAATAAAAAATACCTATCTGTTACAGATGATATTTTAGATTATTTATATCATCCTAAATCAGATAATTCACGAAATGGAAAGAAGAAGTAATAATTTTTTGAGTGTAATATAAAGGAGCTATATAAAAATATGATTGTAGAACATAAGACAACTCATGATTTTAATAAAAAAGAGAAATATACAACGACAGTATTTAATGTAGGATGCAAACTAGATAAATACCAAGAGGAAGTAATTATCGACTTGATAAATGTTTTTGTAGATATAAACAACAAAGAAATAAAAGCAAGAAATGAATTAATAGAAGATTCCTTGATTCTTAACATGATATCAAAAAATGAAAAAAAATAAAAAAATACTATCATTTTTTATTTGTAGATGAACTATAAGGTGTAGAAGTGAAATATCTTTTGTAAAAGATTTTAATTTCCAAAATTTTATTTAGATTTTAGTGTGAATAAACAATTTATTAGATGACTAAAATTGAGTATCTACAAATAGGAGATGAGAATTGATGGATATATTAACATTATGTAATTTAATAGGAGATATAACAAAAACAAAAATATATCCTATAGAATTCCCAGACATAGAGGAACAAACATTGAGTAAATTAGAACTTACAACAGCTATGTTAGAGGAAGGTGGATTATTTGATTTTACTATGGAAATAGGGACAAAAGCAAGTAATCCAAAGGATGCGGAGAGGTTATCTATAGACATTATAAACAAACTTCATAGAAAAACAGATATAGAATATGAAGGTTATCAAATTGTACTAATAACAGCAGATAGACCTTATCCAGAACACAAAGAAATTTTAGAAGATGGTAAACATTTTTATACATGTAAATTTAGAACATTAGCATGTATTATGTAGTTTTATTAAAAGTTTTGCATACTAAAAAATAACAAACTAAGGAGTGATTTAAATGGCTAAGAAAATAGCAGGCGTAGACGTATTATTAATGGTTGAAATAGGTGGACAAAAAGTTGCCATAGGTGGACAAAAAGGTGCTTCATTAACTAGAACAGCAGAAACTATAGATGTTACTGACAAAACATCAGGTGGTTGGTCAGAAAGTATAATGGGACTAAAATCATGGTCAATAGAATGTGAAGGGTTAGTAACTTTAGGTGATCAAGGGTTAGAGCATTTACATACATGTTTTGATAATGGAACATTAATAGATGCAGTTATAAAAGTTGGTGGAAATGATGGATATAGTTATAAAGGTAAAGTTCTTTTAACAGAATTCCCAGAAGAATATGCTCAAGATGATGCAGCAACTTATTCTGCAACATTACAAGGTGTATCTGCATTAGTTAGAACAAACAATACACCAGTACAAGAATAAAAATAGATTGAAAAATTTACATATATAGATAAAATGGAGGAAATTAAAATGAAAAAAGGAACATTAATAAAATTAGATAAAGATAGATATTTAAAATTCAACTTAAACTCTATAAGGATACTAGAAAAAGAATATGGTATAAAATTTGATAAATTAGAAGAAGATTTTTCAATGGAAAGTGTTCAAAAGATACTTTATGTAGGACTACTAAAAGATGATCCTTCATTAACATTTGAAGAAGTTGGTGAATTAGTAGATATGTCAAATATAAAAGTCGTAGTTGAAGCACTATCTGAGTCTTTAGGGGGTTTGCAACAAAAAATAAAATAGGAACTTGGAAAGATATATGTTACTGGGGATATGGTGCTTTAAAGTTAAAACCATATGAACTTTATAATCTTGAAATGGATGAATTAGTAGAGATGGTAGATTCACATATTTCTTATTCTAATGATTATATAGACAATAAGATGCAAATATTATCTTGGCAAACATCAATACTTGTAAATTGCATGGGAACATTAAAAAGAAAAGTAAAACCTAAAGATTTATATAAATCACCTAGCGAGGAAGATTCATGTGATGGTGTTAATCTAATTGACGAGGATAAAAAAGTTAAGTTAGAAAATGAATTATTATCTATATTTGATTTGGGATAATTATAAGCATAAAATAAGGAGTGAAGATAAATCTATCTTCACTCCTTATTTTTTATGTTTTAATAAATTGCATAGAATAATTTAGAAAATGGAAGTTATATGGAGTTATAAAAGAAGTAGGTTAGCATACTATAGATATAGTAAAATGACTTTTAAATTGTAGAAATATATAAATTGTCTTATTTATGTATAGTTTAACGTTATTTACAAAGGGTATACGTTAATATTATGTGGTATTATATTTTTACATATTATGAGAAATGAGTTTAAAAACAACAGGGTGAATATGATAATATGTATATAAAATATTTTTATTGCAGATACACAATATATATAAGGGAGAATGGAATATGAATTTAACTTTTAAAGCTACATTGATGAAAGAGTGGACCTTATTAGATGATAAAATTATTTATGGAAAGAAAGAAATATTACTTTCAGAAATACAAACTATAGAATCGATTACTAAACCTACAGCTTTTAAAAATGGGCTGATGATAATAAAAGCAAATAACAAGCCTATGAGTTTAGCATTTACACCTAAACAAAAAGATGATGGTGAAAAAGCTTTTGCATATATTGAAGAAAATTATGGGTCAAAAGAAGACCAAAATACTAGAAAAAATTCAAGAAACATTAAAGCTGAAATAAACGATTTACCATGTAAGGATGATTGGGGTACAAAAAAAGAAATTAATGAATTACCTGAGATTCTTGGAGAAGATGAATATGTTAAAGCTATAACTAGTGGTATTAATGATGGTAATACTTGGCTAATAGTTTGTACAAATAGACGTGTATTAATGTTGGATAAAGGGATGTTATATGGTTTAAAATTAATTGATATTCCTTTAGATAGTATTAATAGTGTATCGCACTCAAAAGGATTAATACTTGGTAAAATATCTATTACAGATGGTTCTATTACAAGAACAATAGAGAATGTACCTAACAATAGTGTAGGTTTTTTTGCAGATACGGTTAATAAGGAAATAGAACTATACAAACAGGCTAAAAATATTCCTATAAAACAAGTGGTAAATAATAATTCTCCAGCTGATGAGCTTATAAAATATAAGCAATTACTAGATATGGGTGTATTGACTCAAGAAGAATTTGATACAAAGAAAAATGAACTTTTAGGTTTATAGTACTATATAATGTATTTTAAAAAAGTAAAATTATTAATATATATTATTTTTAAGAAATAGGTAAACTAAATATTTGTATAAATCACCTAATGAGAAATACTCATGCAATTAAAAGCAAGTCTATTTATTGGGATGAAAAATTTGAGTTAGCTTAATTATAAATAAAAAACAAGGAGTAAAGATAAATTTATCTTTACTCCTTGTTTTTTATTTATAATTAAGCTATTTGTTTTTGCTTCCATATTTATCTTTAAATTTTTTAGGACTTAGAACAAAAAACATTATTAAGAATAGAATTCCCATAAAGAAATACTTTTTATCAACAGCAAATCCTAAAAAAAATCCTAATAGAGTTCCAAATCCATAAATTAATTTAGATATAATATTTAAAAGGTTAACTTGCGTTTTACTAGTATTATCCCAAGAATTTTGTCTCCATTTCTCAGGGTCTTTTTTAAATTGTTCAAAACTATTTTTAAACTTCCCCATATAAATTCCCCCATCAAAAATAAATTTCGTAAATTATGATATTTATAATACATATATGATATCAAATTCCAAAGCGCATATCAAATTAAATTAGAATAAACACTATCATTTTAGTTTAGTAGATGTACATATAAGTATAAAAGAAAATAAGATATTATTTAGTGTTAAAATTAATATTTTAAATTTATTATAAGGAGGAATAAAATTTGAGTAGAAGTTTAGACGGATTAGCATCCGAATTTAGTACACTTGGGAAAGAGATATCTGGAACAGTAACATCTTCTTTTAATGACCTTAAAAAATCTATAGCAGATGTGAATAAAGAGAGTAAAAATTTGGGCAAAAATATGTCTGGGATAAAGACTATTATGAGTAACCAAGCCGCAGGGTTAAAGGATACTCTAACAGGTACTTTTAGTGAGGTACTCGGTCCTGATGCAGGGGCTGCTTTTGCAAATTCCATTAGTGCTGCACTTGGTCCTGTAGCAGGGGCTGCGATGGGACTTATAACTTCCCTTCTTCCAATGGATCAAATTACAGCTAAGCTTGTAGAGCTTAAAACAACATTATTAGGTCAATTGGAACCTTTAAAAGAACCTTTAATGAACATGTTAAAACCAATAGGTGAATTTTTAAGTAATTCATTAAGTTCAGCAATAGAAATGGTAAAAGGATTTGGGGATGCAATCTCAAATATGATAGGTGTATTATCCAATTATAAATCAGAATTACAGTTAGTAGCAATACTTCTAGCAATATTTGCAACTGGATTAGCAACATATATTATCGTTACAAACTTAGCAGTAATATGTACCAAATTAAATGCTATAGCAATGAGTTTATACACAGCTGCAGTGGGAGCATTTAATGTTGTAATGGGAATTGCTAATGGAGTAGCAGGTGTATTTGGATTTATAATGGCATTTTTGAGTTCTGGAATTGGGTTAGTAACTATAGCAATAATGGCAGTTGTTGCAGTTGGATATTTTCTTATTAAAAATTGGGATACAGTTTCTCAAGCAGCTACCACTATATGGAATGGAATCTGCGAGTTTTTCAAAGGAATATGGACAAATATATCAAACTTAGCAATGAGTATATGGAATGGGATTAGCACATTTTTATCAACAATTTGGAATTTTATTTCATCAATAGCTATTGGGATATGGAATGGCATCTGTGAATTTTTCAAAGGAATATGGACAAATGTATCCAATTTAGCAATGAGTATATGGAATGGAATTAGCACATTTTTATCAACAATTTGGAATGCTATTTCATCAATAGCTATTGGGATATGGAATGGCATATCTACTTTTATAATAAATATATTTACAAATATATCAAACTTTATAAGTACATGCTGGAATGGAATAAAAAATATTATTACAACAGTAGGGAGCGCTATAGGAAGTGCTGTTTCAAATGTATTCAATGGTATAGTAACAACAGTAAGAACAATCATGGATACAGCAAAAAACCTTGTATCTAATGCATTTAATGCTATAAAAAATATTTTTGGTGCAATTTTAAAACCAAATATAAAACTTCCACATTTAAATATATCTGGTAAGTTTTCACTTAATCCATTACAAGTTCCTAAATTTGGAATATCTTGGTATGCAACTGGAGGTATATTTACTGGACCATCTGTTATAGGTGTTGGAGAAAATGGAGATGAAGCAGTACTACCGTTAAGTAATAAAAGAAGAATGAAGCCCTTTGCAAATGCTGTTTCATCAATGATAGGTGTAGATAATCCAAATCAGTCATCACACCAAGGTGTAACTATAAATATAGACAACATGGCTGTCAGAAATGATATGGATATAAAGAAAATCGCAGAAGAATTAAATAGATTGACAGTTAGAGAAAATAGAAAATTAGGGTTAATATAGAATACTTAGGTAAGGAGGATATCAATGAAAATAAATTATGGTGGAAATGATTTAACAAAATATTTTAAAGTATTAGATGTAAAAAGACAACTATTACCTTCAAGAATGAATTATACAAAAGAAATACCAAGTATTAATGGAGAGTATTATAGTGGATACAAATATGGAATAAGAACTATTGAAGTAGACTTTGCAATTATCGGAGATAGTAAAGAGGATTTCTTTGCTAAATCAAGAGAACTAGCAGCTATGGTAGATGTAGTTATTCCTACAAAATTAGAGTTTAGTGATGAACCAGATAAATACTATTATGCAGTTGTCGATGGAAGCATAGATATAGAGCAAATAGTGAATTATGGTTGTGGAACAATATCATTTATTTGTCATGATCCTATAGCATACTCAAAAGAAGAAAAGATATTTACAGCATCAGAAGATAATAAGTTAACTATAGATAATAAAGGAACGGCATTTACAGAGCCTTTAATAAATGTAGCTTTTGGACAAGATGCTCATTTCTTGCAATGTACATATTTTACTGGAGAAACCGTATTAATAGGTGCTAGACCAGATGTAGATAAGCCAGAAGTATCACCATCGGATGTAGTTTTAGAAGAAAAATGTGAGGTAACTACGAACTTTACCAGTGTAGGAAATGTGTTAGATGAAGGTAGAGAACTTATGGGAAATTGTACAGTAAACCAAGGTGGGTATGGAATTGTAGCTGCAAATTATGGTTCATCTGAAAATGGATGGCATGGACCAGCACTAAAAAGAAATGTAGGACCTAATTTAGATGAATTTGAAATAGTTGCATTTATGGAACACAATTCAGAAGGAAGAATTGGACATGGTTCAAATGCTACCGATAAACCTGCAAATAATGAAATATATACTTGTACAGCTACCCCTTCTTTAAGAATAAGAAAAGAAAGAACTACTAAAAGTCCAAAAGTAGGATCAATTCCAAAAGGAAGAGATGTAACTATATCTGATATATCAAAAGGATGGGGTAGAGTAACTTATGGAGGTGCAACTGGATATTCTTGTATGAACTATTTAACTCTAAAAAAGGGTAAAAATAGTTATAGAACAAATGAAGAAGCATCAGCTGAAAACAGATTAGGAAGAGTTGAGTTGTATGGGTTTGACTCTGATGGACAGAAGTTATTTAAATTTGTATTAAGGGATTCTGAAGAGTGGTTTGAATATACAGAACCAGAAGTATTTATAGGAAATAATTTAGTATTATCTGATAATAAATCTGCACCAAAGCCAAAAACTGAAAGCGTTCAAGATGATAACGATAAAACTATAACAAAAGAAGTTGATAGTGGTAAATTTGGGGACTGGAATGAATTTTACGGTAATTTTAAATTAAAAAGAACTAGATTATCCAATGGAGGATATCAATGGTATGCAGAGGTTAATAAAATTGTAGATGGAAAAGTTGTAAATAGTATAAAAACAAATACATTATCAAATGATTCATACCCAAAAGGCCTTTTAAATCATGTAGTACTTTGGTTTGGACAATATAAAGACAGTGTAGCAGTAGATACTATGAGTTTAACTGATCTTACAGTAAGAAGCATTAATAAATTACCGGATAAACCAACTAATCAAAAAATATTTAAAGCAGGAGATGAGGTTATAATAGACTGTAGAGAGCATAAGGTGTATTCTACGGGTAAAGATTATATGCAACACTTAGATATAGGTAGTGAATTTTTTGATGTTAGAGATGGAATATCTGAAATTAAATGTATATCAGATGATAAAAGCATAGATATAGAGGCTTCAATTATTGAAAAATGGTTATAAAATTAATAAAAAAAGGAAAGGATTTTATCCTTTCTTTTTTTGTGTAAAGGAGGTTAGCTTATGATTTATATATTAAATAAACAACAACAAATAATATCAACATTATCAAGTAAAGGTGATATGAAGAAAGTAGCACCTTACTTTGAAGATATACATGTAGAAGAGTTATATACAGGAGTAGAAACTTTTGAATTCAAAACATTATCTAACACAAAAATTGCAAGTGATATACAAGTTGGTAACTATGTTGCATTTAAAGATGAAGATTTTTATAAAATATTTCAAATTAAGGAAGTCCAAGAAGAACATACTGAACAAATTGAAAAAAGTGTTTATTGTGAGGGAGCATGTTTAGAACTTTTAAATGAAGTTATAAGACCTATGACAATAAATTCTGCTAATCTAAAACAATTTTTAGATACGGTTCTAGATGGAACTTCATGGTCTGCTGGAATGATCGATTATGGAATAAGTGAAGTTATACATTTAGATATATCAGATTATGAAAATGTATATAAAATAATACAAGAAACTGTAATAGAGAAGTTTGGTGGAGAATTAAGATTTAGAGTAGAAATAGCAAATAACAGGATTATTTCAAAGAATATAGATGTATTTGCTAAAAGAGGAAGAGTTACAAACTATAGATTTGAGTATGGAGTCAATATTAATAGCGTTGAGAAGGTGGTTGACTCATCTGAGTTGGTTACAGCATTAATTGGTGTAGGTAAAGATAATTTAACTTTTAAAGATGTTGAAGCAAATGATAAACCTAAAAATCAAGATTTTATAGCCAATGAGGAGGCATATAATAGATGGAATAATAATGGTTCTCACATAATGGGGGTATTTAACTGTGAAAGTGAATCCTCACAAGAGTTATTGAAGTTAACAAGAGATGAGCTAAAAAGAAGAAGTGAACCTAAAATAACGTATAACTTAGAAGTAGAGCTATTAGGGAATGATATTTCACTAGGTGATGAAGTACTTGTAATAGATAATGAGTTTATACCTCCACTACATTTATCAGCAAGAGTATCTGTACTAGAAAAATCAAAGACTGATAAACAAAGTAATAGATGTACCTTATCTAACTTTAAAGAAGTTAAATCAAATATAACTAGCGAGATGAGAGAATTAGCAAGTGGCCTTGCAGGAAAAGTTGATGATAAAATCAATCAAAAATTTCCTATTTCTAGTGAGGATATAAGTGATGGAGCTATTACTGAAGGTAAAATTGAGTCACAATATTTATCTACTGTAAAAGCAGATATAGTTTTGGCAGGGATTGTTGAAACTGAAAAATTAATAGCTAACAAGGCAGATATTACTGATTTAAATGCGACAAACGCAATAATATCTAACTTACAAGCTAATAAAGCAGATATAACCGACTTAAATGCAACTAATGCTAGTATAGAAAACCTTGAGGTAAATAAAGCGGATATTGATTTATTAAGTGCTTTAGAAATTAAGGTAGATACAATTGGAGCTAATAAAGCAGATATTGATGATTTAAATGCAATGAATGCAACTATATCCAATTTACAAGCTAATAAAGCAAATATAACTGACTTAAATGCAACTAATGCTCATATAGAAAATCTTAAGGCTAATAAAGCGGATATTGATTCATTAAAGGCTTTAGAAATTAAGACAAATACAATTGATGCAACGAAAGCAACTATTTCAGATTTAAATGCAACAAAAGCAACTATATCCAATTTACAAGCTAATAAAGCAGAAATTACTGAATTAAATGCAGTAAAAGGTAATATAGATCACTTGACTTCTGAGGTAGCAGACATAAATACACTAGTCAATGGAAACTTAACATCTGATAACATTCATTCTTTAGTATTGAATTCTGATAAGGTAACTGTTGAAGATGCATTTATAAAAAATGCAATGATAGATGAAATTGATGCAAATAAGATTAGCACAGGTGAAATTAATACTGGAGTAGTTACAATAGCATCACCAACTGGTGGCATAACTATAGCTAATAATACTCAGCAATTTAAAGATAAAAACAATAAAGTAAGAGTTCAAATAGGAGAAGATAAAAAGGGAGAATTTAACTTCTCTATATATGATGAAACTGGAACTGGAGTCCTTATAGATCATACAGGTGTAAAAGAAGGAGCACTTGCAGAAAACATAATTAAAGAAAATATGATATCAGAAGATGCAGTTGGAGAAAAGCAAATAAACTACAATTCTTTTGCTACTGGATTTAATAAGGATACAAATACAAATACTCTTAAAGCTACTAAAGTAAGATTAGACAATACTAATCAAACTTTGGAGGTTGGATTTAACCAACTAAAAACTCAATCAGATGATACTAAATCTAAAACTGAAAGCAACTCAACTCAATTAAATGTACAACAGGGACAAATACAAGGTCTTATATCAGATACAACTATTGAGAAAGATGGACAATCTATAAAAATAAAAGATGCTTACTCAGATATGGAACAAACAGTAGATAGTTTTGGAGTAACTATAGGAGATCATACAACTAAAATAACTCAAATAGATACTAAAGCAGATAATGCTTTAACAAAAGCTACTAGTGCAGAGACTACTTCTAATGGGGTTAGTGGTAGAGTTACTGAAGTAGAAAGTAGTCAATCTGAGTTAAAACAAAACTTAGAAGGATTTAAATCTAAAGTAAGTAAAGACTACAGTACTAAAGCAGAGCTAAAAGCTACTAATGACAAATTAGGAAATGTAGAAGGTACAGTAAGTAATACTAGCTCTAAGGTAGCTACATTAGAAAGTAATTTAGAAGGAATAACTCAAAGAGTAGATTCTACTGAAACTACAACTGCTACATTAACTGATAAAGTAAACAATACTAATACAGAGGTTGCAAACACAAACAAAAAAGTTTCTTCTATAGAAAATAATTTAAATGGGATATCTTCTAAGGTTACAAATTTAGAAAGTACAACGGCGACAATAGATGATAAGGTAATAGCCCATGAAACCAGATTATCTACTGCAGAAAAACAGATACATAGTGATTCCATAATAGCTACTGTAACTAGTACTATAGATCAAAAGATTGATAAAGTAACAGTTGGTGGTAGAAACTTAGTTAGAAATTCTGCATTTACTAGTGAAAAATATTGGACATTAGATAGTTTCGCAATTATAGATTCAGAAAAACTATTAGATAATATAAACTCTATCTGTTTGACTAAAACTGGCTCCACATCTAATAATTGGGGAGGTATTAAGCAAACAGTAATTCAAGATATAAAAAAAGATGATACTTTAACAGTGAGTGGATATTACTTTGTAAGAGACAAAGATCTTTTAGATGACTCTTTTGCTTGTGAGCTAAAAGGTAATTATGATGGTGGTTCAAGTTCAGTAGGTAATTATCTAAATTGGACTAAAGATAATTGTGTACAAGGCGCTTGGACTAAATTTAGTTATACAGTAAACGCCACTAGAGACTTTAATGATGCTTATCTATATGGATGGATTTCTAAAAATGGAGAAGTTTGGTTTGCAAAATTACAAGTTGAAAAAGGTAATAAGGTATCAGACTGGACTCAAGCACCAGAGGATGTATATGATGCATTGTTAGATACGGAGAACGATTTAAAAAAAGATATAAATAACTCTATAGAGGGTGCAAAAGAAGGTTTCTTAGAAAGTGCAAAGGAAAACTTTACTGAAAAATCAGAGTTTAATACTTTCACACAAACAGTAAGTTCTCAATTTGAACAAACAAGTAGCGATATTACTGCAAAATTTACAGAATCATTAGATAAAACCAATGATGTTAATGGGAAACTAGAAGACTTCCAAGAGACAGTAACAACTCATATACAATTTGATAGTAATGGTATTAACTTAGGTAAAACTAATAGCCCATTTACAGCTACACTTGATAATACTAAACTTGCATTTAAACAAGATGGAGAAGAGGTAGCCTATATTAGTAATAACAAAATGTATATAACTCATGCAGAAATAAAAGATGATTTAAGAATAGGTAAACCAGACAGTGCAGATAAGACAGATGGTGGATTCTTTACTTGGATACAAGGAAGTAAGGGTAACTTAAGCTTAAAATGGAGTGTTAAATAAATAAAAAATAGGAGGATAAAAATGTCATTAAATAGATCAATAACTACAAGAGCAACAAGTGGTACTATATCTAATACTTTTAGAAGTGGATATAAAGTACAGATATCTTGGTCAGTTAATTCACAAAATGTAGCAAATAATACTTCTAATGTGACTGTTCATGCACAATTAGTATCAACTGGCAGTTCATATAATATAAATTCTTCTGCTACAAAAAATGGTTCACTTACTATAAATGGTTCAACTTATAATTTTAATTTCAATACAAGTTTAAGTGGGGGACAAACTAAGACAGTATATTCAAAAACAGTAGATATACCACATAATAGTGATGGTACAAAAACTTTCGCTATGTCTACAACTTTAGGAATAAATGTTACTTTATCTGGCACATATTGGGGTAATGTTACTGCAAATGGAAACGCTACTTTAAATTCTATTCCAAGAACTTCTAGTATGTCTCTTTCTACTACAAGTATAGATGCAGGAAACACTATAACGGTAAATATTAATAGAGCATCTACTGCATTTAATCATCAAGTTTTTTATAGCTTTGGTAGTAAAAGAGTAACTATATCTAATAATGCCTCAACTAGTGTTCAATATACAATACCACTAGATCATTTAACTGTAATACCTAATAATACTAGTGGTACAGCTACTATTTCAGTAGATACATATAATGGTTCAACATATATAGGTTCTACTAGTCAAAACTTTACTATAAATGTTCCTGCATCGGTTAAACCTAGTTTCTCTAGTTTAACTACTAGTGTAGTGGATGATGGAGCTAGTCCATCATATGGATATATTAAAGGTAAATCTAAGTGTGCTTTAGCTATTAATGGTGCAAGTGGAAATCAAGGTTCTTCTATAAGCAGTTATAGTATAAGTGGTGGAGGTTTCTCTTCTTCATCACAAAGTTTTACTACTGGTAAGTTAACTAGTGCAGGAGATATAACATTTACTGCATATGTAACGGACTCAAGAGGTAGGAGAAGTGATAGTAAAACTGTAAGTATAAGTGTATTAGATTATATGAATCCTAACCTATTAGAGTACTCAGCATTTAGATGTACTTCAGATGGGACTATTGATGATGAGGGAACTTATATAAAAGTCAGCGCTAAATATACATTCACTAAGCTTAGTGGGAAAAACAATGCTACCAACCTAATAGAATTTAAAGCAACAACTTCTGGAGTTTGGAGTAATGTAGGAGCCTTAACAGTTACTACAAGTGATAGTGGAGATGTAAGAACAGTAACTGGTAATATGATTACTGGTTCTAATTGGATAGCAACAGATCAATCTTTTGATGTTAGAGTTACACTTAAAGATAATTTTAGCGATGCAAATGGTATAAACAAGACTATTATGATACCAACTTCCTTTGTAACTATGGATATAAAAAGAGGTGGTAAAGGTATAGCATTTGGGAAAGCATCGGAAGCAGATAATCTATTAGACATAGGTATGAATACTAGAGTAACTGGTACTTTAAGTAATATTGATGGTGGGACTTATGTGAAAGGGATGAAGAAACTTCCCCAAGGAACAGACCTTAATAATATAACAGAAACTGGTTTTTATTTTAATCCTGATAATGCAGATGTTCAGACAATGCACAATCTTCCAACTCAACAAGCATTCTCTTTATTGGTAGAACAACATGCAGGATGTAAGCAAACTTTTTCAGTTTATGATCCTTCAGATAATAGAGTTTGGTATAGAAATTATTATAGGGGAACTTGGGGTCCTTGGATAGAAATACCAAGAGGGTCTTTAGGCAACTGGAAATTCGCTGGACAAGATTTATTAGTTCATAATAAAAGAGCATTGGTAGGTTTCTCTAATGGGCAATTACATTTAGGCTATGGAAATGATTATACAGATATTAGATGTGGTAATGGGTATGAAGTATTCCATAGTGGTAATGGTAAAGTTATAAGATCACAACATAAAAATGGATATTCTGGTTTGTGCAATGAGTGGAATGATGACAATGGATGGTTAAGAACAACAAATACAGGTATTTTACCACATAGCTCTAATGCTACTGGTCATGGTAATATTGGAGCAGGTGGATGGGCATTTAGAGACGGTTTCTTTAGGTATATTAACTCACCCGATAGTCAAAACTTAGATTTTCAATTTAAGTCTGGAACTGGTTTTTTTAATGTTTATGCTAGTTCTGGTACAGGATTAATATTGAATAGAGCATGGAGCGGAAGTGCAGGCTCAGAACCTAGTTTTTATAATAATAAAGGGAATGGTTGGGGATTTATTGGTAATTCTGGTAATGCATTTTTTAGAGTTTATGGTTCAGGCGGTAGTGTATCTGATAGAAATAAAAAATATCAAATAACTAAAGCACTAGAAGAAGAACAATATGATAATCTAAAAAATATTAATATATACAACTATAGAAGTATAAGTACAGCAGATGCTACACCAGAAAAATTAGCGAAAATACTCCTAAGTCAAACTGGTTTTAAAGATATGAATGGAAATTATGTAACTAGTTCTTTTGTTGTTGATAATATAGAGTTTGATGAATTAGATGAACATTTAACACAAGAGGAAATAGAAGAAATAAGAATAAAAGAAATAGTTACGAAGAATCTTAATTTAAAATCTTTAAAAAGACAAGACTTGATGCTAGGAGCAATGGTAGATGAATTGCCTACAGAAGTAACTTTCTATGATAATGAAGGCGGAGATGGTAAGGCAGTAGATATGTATTCATACACTACTATGATTGCAGGTGCTACGAAACATCTAATAAATAAAGTTGAAACATTAGAAATAGAAAATGAAGAATTAAGAACTAGATTAGATAAGATGGAGGAGATACTAAATGGCATTATTAACAGAGGGTAAATTAAATCAATTTGGAGCAAAAGAAGAGTACTGGAGAATATTAAATATAAATTTAAATCTACAATATAATTACTGTGACATAACAATAGGTGGTTATGTAGATACTATAACAAGAGAAAAAGGTTTAGAACCTATGAATATAAAAAAAATAAGAGCTAAGTGGGATGAGAAAGAGTTTTTTAAATTCTTCACTCCTAAATCTATGAATGAAGAGAATGTAAACATATATAATAGAGCATATAAATACATTAAATATAAAGATGAATACTTTAAAGATGCAATAGACTGCTAATTGCATCTTTTTTATATAAAAATGAAATATTTAATTTGGAACAAGAAATAAATCAAGGCCTGTTTTATAACATGATTTTATAATGTAAAAAAGTCTGATATAACTATCAGACTTTTTTTATTGAAAGGATGTATATTATGGATTTAAATGCACTAACAGAAATGATAATGAGTCAAGGTGTTTTTGCAGCTTTATTTATATGGTTACTAATAGATACCAATAGGAAAAATGAAATTAGAGAGAAAAGAATGCAAGAACAACTCGATAGAACAATTCCTATCCTTAATCAAATAGTTGTAAGACTTGATGATATAGAGGATAAAATTAAATAGATTGAAAATATAAATTATAATTTTAGAGTAAATATATGAGATTAGCTATAAATAAAGGGTATACAGCAAGGATAACTGAGTATATTGGCTATAAAAATGATTAACCAATTAAGACATATCACAATAGATAAATCAGATAATTATTTAAAGGATCATATAAGTGTTTCAAATAATTACCTGATTTGTAAATTAGTATAACAAATTACTCTTTAAATAAAATTAGAAAAGCTAGGAGTTTATAAGTTTAGCGACTTACTCCTAGCTTTTTTATAATTAACCTTAATAAGGAAGAACTCTTATCAGAGGTTTTTTATATTTAATTATTTATTAATTTTATTATAAAAATCAGTAAACATAAATAATTTCAATATTTATTTTGATAATATAAAAACAATTATGAAAGCCATGAATTTTAATAATATCCTTATCTTTAGTAAAAACAAAGGGGATTTTCTTATGCAAATGACAGGGTTTTGTGATCATCTATATGATGAAAGTACAGATGGGTATATACAAATACTAAAATTAAATGATAGTGAAGATGGTTCGTCAAGAGAATCACTTGGAAAAACTATTGAAATATATAATACACAAAATGATGGGTTAAGAGATATTGTAGAAAAATTACACAAAGAAGAAGATGTATTTCTATCTCCAAATACAATGTACCTACCAAAAAGAAGAGTTGAAAACATAAGACAATTTAGGGCCTTATTTCAAGATATAGACTGTGAAAGTATGGGCCTTAAAAAGGCTGAAACAGTTTATATGATATGGATGCTACACTTTGAAGGTAAAATA